CTGAGCATAACCAGCTTGAGATGCTCCTAATCCAACACCACCAAATCCACCACCTATACCACCAAACAAGGCTAAACTTTGTGAAGATTGGTTTGAGAACCATAATAGTTCATTAACTTCCCTACCCGCAGGAATCTCATAGGTTTGTGTATTAGCACTTAAAATGAAATAATCCTTCTTTAAAACCCAAGGACCTTTTGTTTGTAATCCAACAATTTTTGAATATGAATACGAAAATTGGTCTTCTAAATTCATGGTACGTGTAATCAAAGCTTGCGCAACTGATTTCTCACTCATGTTCAAGTTAACTAAGTTAACCCAATTAGATTCAATTAACCAATCAAGGGTATATTGTTCATAATCTTGAACAGATAGTTCCATTAAGGAATCTAACATTTCATCCTCAAGTTCTACACTTCTAAGGGGAGCACCTAATTGGTGTTTAATCCTTGTATAGATTTTACTTCTTTCTGGTTCGGGTATTACTGGCATACCTATAAATACTTTAAAATTACTTAATGTGGAATAACAAGTCGTTCTTGTCAAATACATACTGACCAAGAACTATTTCAGGTCGGTTTCTAAAGACTAAAACATTTTTACCACGAATAAAAACCATCCAATCAACTTTATATTTGTCAATTTCTCCTGTTTTTGTGACAACTAACTTTTCATCCTCGGGAATAAGTTCATCAAAACCTTTTACCTGTGCGGTAATTTTTCTTCCTTTGTGAATAATTTCTAAATCAATTTTCTTGTAAGCATCTTTCTCTTTACCCGCACCCGCGACAATTTCAACGGTAGTTTCAGGTAATTTAGTTTCCAAAACTTTTTTTGCCATCTCTTCTCGTTTAATTCCGATGGAATCTTTTTCTTTGAGAGTTGCCATAATATTCTTAAATGTGTGTGATGTTTTTGAGAAAATTCTATCTTGGAACTTTTCAATGTAGTTACACATTCTCTTCATTTCAATAATCTGTTCAGCGGGAGTCTTCAATTCAAAAGATATTGGTTCTTGACCCATCTGACCTTGAATAACTTTATTCAAATCATTAACCATAATACAGAAAACCGAGTAGTTTGTGTTCATATAGTTGATAACTGAACGACCTGGTTTTTCTAAATTGTAAACACCAGGTATTTCACCATCTTCTCTTTTGGTGTGATACTTATCAGCAAAAACTTTTTGTTGAACTTTGATGATTGTATTTTTGTAGATGTTTCTTGCGTTTTTGTTCACGTTAAATAGAACACGATAAGTTTCAATATCTTCTCGTGAACATCCTTCGGATTTTGTTTCATTCAAAAATTTTCCCATTTCTACAGATTCTAATAATGAGGTTTCAGTTTTCATTTTGTACAAGTTAGTGACAAAATCCCAATTAATTACAGACCAAAAGTTTTTAACGTATTCATCTCTCTTATTTTTATATTTGAGATAATAAGCATGTTCCCAAACATCTAATCCCAACAACGGATAACCCCCACCTTCAATGATGTTCATCAGTGGATTGTCTTGGTTTGGGGTGGACATAATTTTTAGTGTCCCTTTGTTGGTTAATACCAACCACACCCAACCTGAACCGAATCTTTCTTTTGCAACGGTTTCAAATTGTTGTTTGAATTTTTCATAGGTCCCGAAGTCTTTCTTGATAATATCTTCCAACTCTGTGGTAATCTTCATTTGTTTTGGTGTTAACATGTTCCAAAACAAAGCGTGGTTAAATGCACCACCTGCGTTATCTCTGATACCTTTTGGATAACGAGAAATGTTTCTGATTATTTTTTCAAGGTCTTGGTCACCTTTTCTTTTCTTCAGTAGTTGATTTAATTTGTTAACGTAACCCTTGTAATGTTTGTTGTAATGAACATCCATTGTTTCGGGGTCAATAAATCTACTGATGGCTGAATAGGCGTACGGAAGTTTCTCAATTCCGATTTTTTTCATTTCTTTGATTAGAACTTTAACCTCTTCTTTTTTTTGTTCGTGTAGAATTTTCTTTTCTATTTTTTCTACGGATTCTTGTAATTGTTGCATTGTAAGGTTTTACTTTATAAATAATAGGGAAAAGTCATTTTACCTTCTTTGACTGATACTCTTTAAAATTTCTTCAACACTATTTGTCTCATCGGATTGAATATCACCCATAACAGTCCCTATAATACGTTTTTTTGCACTCAAAATATCGTAAATAATTCCTTCTATTGTGTTATCAAAAATTGGATAATAAACAAGAACGTTATTTTTTTGTCCGTATCTATAGGACCTATCTTCAGCTTGAGCATGGTCTGACGGAAGAAATGAAAGGTCGTTCATGATAACAGCCTCGGCAGATGTTAGGGTAATACCGACACCTGCGGCTTTGATGTTACCAACAAAAACTTTAACTTTTTCATCTTCTTGGAATCTATCCACAGCATCTTGTCTTTGTATCTTAGACATTTTTCCATCAAGTCTAACTGCAGATTTTCCAAAATGTTCAACAATGGTTTCCAAAGATTTGGTAAAGTTACAAAAAATAATAACTTTCTTCCCTTGTTCTATAATGTTCTCGGCAATTTCAATTGTGTGTTGGGTTTTCTCCTCGGCAATTACCTGTCTTACCTCAGTAAGTTTGGTAAACTGAATTGAAAGGTTTTTACTTTCTTCAGGGTTTTTTTCGTACCAATTATAATAGTCACCCATAACTTCCTCATATTTTTTAGAACGAAGTCTTAGGTAGACTGGTGTTATAATTTTATCGGGTAAATCCAACACGTCTTCTTTTAATCTTCTCAAGACGGTTGATGAGGTTCTGTCCCTTAATTCTTCCAAATGAGAAGCCCCCATGACATTCCATACTTTTCTATTTCCAACTTTGAATTGGTAACCCGAGCAATAACGAACCACGTAAGCCATCCAATTCTTTGCCACGGGTGAATCCACCAATGACAATAGATTGAAGTAATTGATGGGTCGTGAGGTCATAGGAGTACCCGTTAACAACCATAGTCTATCCACGTTCTTAACCAAATCATTAATTAGTTTGGTTCTTTGAGCTTGGACGTTTTGAACATAGTGAGCCTCATCAATGATAACCAAATCAAACTTTGATTTAAAAATCAAAGATTTCTCGTTGTCTTTTGTATCGTGGAAATTTTTGATGATGTCGTAGTTCATTATCAAAATGTCGTGATTCTCAGAAAAGTTCTTACCATCACAAACATAACTTGTCTTATCAGAATACAATAAGAATTCTCTTTGCCAGTTAATCTTTAGAGTTGCCGGACAAATAATTAAAATCTTTTTAGACCCCGTCTCCAACGCAGCGATGATTGTTGATGTGGTTTTACCCAAACCCATATCATCGGCCAAGATATACTTCTTATTTTTTAAGAGTTCTTCTATGGCGACTTTTTGGTGGTCTAACGGAGGACGGTGCGAATACTTGGAATAATCAATTTCTTTAATTTCAACTTTATTGTCTTTAATCAAAGATGCTTTGGGAATCCAAAAATCGGTAAATGAATCCGTTTCAAAAAACTTACCCCACACATGATAGGCTTTGTCTTTTTCAGCCAATAGTTTTTCAACCCAAATCCTCTCAGGAATCTGAAGAAGAAATTTATCGTTGGCAAGTTTGTTTGCAAAGTATGAATCAAGAACCACCCACTTTTTCGCAACCTTGGGGGTCTTGTCTTTGTTGGTTAAAATATATTCTGATTGAGCCCTTGTTGGATAAAACTTAGGATTTAATTGAAGTTTGTGTTTTAGGTTAAGAATATAGTTATTTGCGCCGTCATAACTTTCAAGTGATGTAATTGCTTTGGATTCTATTGTAAGACTAATTCCCATCTCGTATTTATTGGTACGTAGGTTTATACACAAACAAATTAAATATAATAAATAAGAATGTATTTATCAATATATGTCAGATAAGTTAGTCCCTATTACAAGATTAGGTAAATTCTTTGGTGGTGAAGATTATTCTTTGGATGTCGCCATGGGTTCAGAATGGCTTGAAGGGGATATGAATTTTACAGTCATTCTCTACAGAATAGATAGATATAAAACTCTACAGGACGATGTATATGGGGAGGTACCCGAAGGAGGTATCCAATTTCTTGCTCCTGTAGAAATTAAAGGATTGGTTCAAATCTTAGCACCTACAGCACAAAAGTTAGGTACAAGTAGAATTGAACAAAATGAACCAGGTAATATGAAGTTTTCTATTTACCAATCTTATTTGGATGAACTACAGGTTGAAATTCAAATGGGGGATTACTTGGGTTATTATGAAACTGAAAGTAAAGTTAGATACTATTCAGTAGCCGATGACGGAAGGGTCGTTTCAGACAATCGTCATACTTATGGAGGTTATAAACCATTTTACAGGACTATTATTGCAACACCTGTGAGTCAAAATGAATTCTTTGGTACGTAATGGCATTTCCAAAACAAATTAAACCAAACATTGATTTAGTTCCACCGAAAACTCTTTCGGCAAGGAGGGAACAATTATTGGAGTTTATCAACAAAGACGGGACCTACCTTCCACAAAGTGTTTTACATGCTGATTTGGATTTAGGTATGTTGGAGTTTGTGAAGGAAAAATTAAAAACAACAGTATCAGGAAAAGATATTAATGTTGTTGACAAGATTATAACTAACCAAAGATGGTCTCAATTTACAGAAACTTGGAATTTCAAAGACCCTGACTTTAACGTACAACTTCCTTTTATAACGTTGGTTCGTCAACCTGAAGTAAAATACGGAACCAATCCCTCAACCCAATATACTATTCCAAATAGAAAACAATTTTATTATGCAACGGTTCCTACTTGGAATGGAAACCAAAAAGGGTTTGATGTTTATACAATTCCACAACCTGTTCCTGTTGATTTAAATTTTCAAGTAAAAATTATGTGTAACAGAATGAGAGAGTTGAATACATTTAACAAAAATGTTCTCCAAACTTTTTCATCTCGTCAAGCATATACTTTTATCAAGGGTCAGTATGTACCAATCATTATGAATAACATAACTGATGAGTCAGTAACTGAAGTTGAGAGAAGACAATATTATATTCAAAGTTACGACTTCACTATGTTGGGTTACTTAATTGATGAAGAAGAATTTCAAGTAAAACCTGCAGTGGCTCGTGTCGTTCAATTATTTGAGACCGATGTTAATGTTGCTAAGGGTAGAAGAGCCGAAACATTTCCACCAAATCCTAACGAATTTGAATATCGTTTATTCTACACTTCGGGTAACACAACTTTGATTGATAACCAAGTTGATTATAGAATTAATTTAAATTTGGTATCAACAAACAACGTTAGTGGTTGGGATGTAATAATTAATGGAGATTTTTATGGAAGTAATTTAGATACCATTCAATTGAATACCGGTGACATTTTACAGGTAGATATTACAAAAGATACTGTAGGTGAAGAGGCGTTAATTTTATACAATGCCAAACTAGTTTAATCCTCTCCGTAAATGTCTTTTTTCACTTGGCAATTGTCGTAGATGAGTTTCTCAACAAATTTATGAATTTTCAAACCATTATCCTCACAATACTTTTTTAATACAGTATGTGCCTTTTCAGATATTTTTAGGTTCTTGATATTGTCATGGTTAGTTTTCATAAAGTATGAAAAAAGGGAGAAAAAAATCTGCCAGTTTATTAATACATATTTAAAAGTCAAGTTTTTTGTATTTGAAATGAATATTTATCTATAAAATAAAACCGCACAAGAAAAAATTAATCAATGGCAACAGCACAAGCTAATCAGAAAGTATTTGTATCTCCAGGTGTTTACACTTCGGAAACCGATTTGTCTTTCGTGGCCCAAAGCGTAGGTGTAACTACTTTGGGTCTAGTTGGTGAAACATTAAAGGGTCCAGCATTTGAACCTATTTTTATAACCAACTTTGACGAATTCCAAACATTCTTCGGAGGTACCGTTCCTGAAAAATTCATTGGAACGCAAATCCCTAAATATGAAGCCGCATATATTGCAAAGGCATATCTACAACAATCTAACCAATTATTCGTAACAAGAGTACTTGGTTTATCAGGTTATGATGCGGGTCCTTCTTGGTCTATTAGAGTGACCGCTAACGTAGATGGTACAACAATCGGAGTAGATACTGATGTTGTGGCACTAAACTTTACCGCAGTAGTAACCGGTAACACAGGTGTAAGTAATGTTTTAAACTTTACAACTCCATTACCTGACGTTATTGCTGACAACCTTAACATTCAATACTTGTTAAACAATGGTTCAACAAGCACTTACAATAATGATATTTTTAATTTTATTTTAGGTGTTTCAGGTAATACAAATATTACAGGTACTACATTGAATGTTTATGGTTCAATTCCTGAAACAGAATACAATGACTTGTCTGCTCAATATACAACTTTGCGTAACGTATTCAGTGTTGATAGTATGAACTTGGCGTTTAACGATTTAACAGATTCTGTTAATGACCCTTGGTATTATGCAACTTTTACAAATTATTCTAATAATAGTTACTCAGGTTTTTCTTGGGATTATGCGGTTACGGATTTCACCACAGGTGGAACTGGAAATTTTGATGTAACTTTATCAGGTACTGTTTATTACTACAGTGGAACTGCTTACACAGAGTACAATGACTTAGTTGTTGCGACTCTTCGTTCAAGAGGTATTTCAGTATATGACGCTAACAATCATGGTCCTGTTTATCAAGTAACAGGATTGACTGACTTGGATATGATTTGTACAGGAGCATATTCAGGAGTTACAAATAGTCCGTTCTCAACATTCTTATTGAGTGGTGTTACTTATGAAAATAAAACATTCCAATTTGAAACTTCATTTGGTAGTGTTGATGCAAATTACATCACAAAGGTTCTTGGTATCACTAACTTCTCAAAATCAAGAACTGAGGTTCCTATTTATGTTGAAGAGTCCTACCCAGGTCTATTAAATTATGCATATAACAAAGGATATATCAGAGGATTAAACTGTGAGTTAATTGCTTTACCTGAAGCAAGAGATAAAACTTCAACAACTTCTATTGCTTGGTTCTTGGACAAATATCAAACACCAAAGACTCCATTTGTTGTATCTGAATTAAGAGGTAACAAGGTTTATAACTTATTTAAATTTGCATCAATTTCAGATGGTGGTTCTGCAAACACAGAAGTTAAAATTTCAATCGCTAACATTTCATTCTCAAATCAAACTTTTGATGTTTTAGTTAGAGATTTCTTTGACACAGATGCAAATCCTGTTGTTTATGAAAAATATACAAACTGTACTATGGACCCAGGTTCTAACAGTTTTGTCGCTAAAAAGATTGGTTCTTCTAATGGTGAGTTTCCATTAGTATCTGCTTACATCATGATTGAACTTTCTGATGAGGCACCAATAGACGCATTACCTTGTGGTTTCCGTGGTTTTGAAGAAAGAGTATACGATAGTGTATCAAATCCTTCACCATTCCCTATAATCAAAAACAAATACTTCTTCCCAGGTGAAACAATCTTTGACCCCCCATTTGGAAGTACATACGGTGGAACAAACATCGTGTCTTCAAGTGGTGACGTTGTAAGAAGAACTTACCTTGGTATGTCTTCACAATTTGGTGTTGACTCTGACTTGTTACAATACAAGGGTAAAAAGAACCCTGTCGTAGGTTGGGATACAGCGACTGAATCAGAACCTTGGAATTATCTAACTCAAGGTTTCCACATGGACTCAGGTGCAACAGTTGTTACAATCGGTAACGCTCAAGTTACAAGTGGTACACCAGCATTCGTATGTGGTGTTGCAAATTTTGATGGTGAACCAACAACTCAAGATAATCCATATTATTTCTTATACTCAAGAAAATATACATTCTGTTTCCAAGGTGGATTTGATGGATGGGATAACTACAGAGAGTTTAGAACTAACCAAGACAGATTTATGTTGGGAGCATCAGGGTACTTACAAGGTTCTACACCCACTCAAAGATATCCGACAGCATCTGGTGACGGTACGTTCAAGAGAATCGTTGTGGCGAACAATACACAAGATTTTGCAAACACCGACTACTACGCTTACTTACTTGGTATCTTGTCATTCAATAACCCTGAATCAACAAACATCAACGTATTCGCAACTTCAAGTATTGATTACATTAACAACTCTAACTTGTGTGAAAGTGCTATTGGTATGATTGAAAATGAAAGGGCTGACTCGGTTTACATCGTGACAACCCCTGACTACAACATGTACACTTCAGACGGTGGTTCTCAATACGAAATCATTTACCCACAAGAGGCGGTTGACAATTTGGATGATACAGGAATTGATTCATCATACACAGCAACTTACTACCCATGGATTTTGGAAAGAGATACTGTTAACAACACTCAAATCTACTTACCACCAACAGGTCAAGTTTGTAGAAACTTAGCGTTGACTGATAACATTTCATTCCCATGGTTCGCATCGGCGGGTTATACAAGAGGTCTTGTTAACTCAGTTAAGGCGAGATTGAAACTTACACAAGAAGATAGAGACACCTTGTATCAAGGTCGTATCAACCCAATCGCAACCTTCTCTGATGTTGGAACTGTAATTTGGGGTAACAAAACTCTTCAAGTTAAAGATTCAGCACTTAACAGATTGAACGTAAGAAGATTGTTGTTACAAGCTCGTAAGTTGATTTCAGCGGTGGCAGTTAGATTGTTGTTTGAACAAAATGACGAAATCGTAAGACAACAATTCTTGGATTCGGTTAACCCAATCCTTGACGCAATCAGAAGAGACAGAGGTCTTTATGACTTCCGTGTAACAGTAAGTTCTTCACCTGAAGATTTGGATAGAAACACATTAACAGGTAAAATTTACTTAAAACCTACGAAAGCTCTTGAATTCATTGATATTGAATTCTTCATCACTCCAAGTGGAGCTTCGTTTGAAAATATCTAATAAAAAACAAAGTGGGGTTTCGGCCCCACTTTTTAGCCGTTTATAAATAATGAATAGAATTAAAGAAGGTTTTGAAGGTAAGGCACCAGATTTAAAATACTATGCCTTTGATTGGGATGACAACATCGTTCACATGCCAACCAAGATAGTTTTGGAAGATACTTCAGGTGATGAGGTAGAGATGTCAACCGAAGACTTTGCAACTTTTAGAGATAGAATTGGTAACGAACCGTTTGATTATATGGGTAGAACAATCAAAGGTTATGCAAATAATCCTTTCAGAAATTTTAAAGTGGAAGGTGACAAACAATTTTTGATAGATGCGATGAGAGCAAAAACAGGTCCAGCTTGGGATGACTTTAAAGAAGCAATCAACAACGGTTCCATTTTTGCGATAATCACTGCAAGGGGTCACAATCCAAAAATCATCAAAGAGGGTGTTTACAATTACATTATTAATAACTTTGAGGGTATTGATAAAAAAACGTTATTAAAAAACTTAAAAAAATATCGTGATTTTGTTGGTGAAGAAGAAATGACGGATGAAGAATTGATTCGTTCTTATTTAGAACTCAACAAATATAATCCGGTAAGTTTTGGTGAGGGTTCCGCGGCAAACCCTGAAGAACTTAAGGTTACAGCTATGGAAGATTTTGTAAGATATGTGAAATCCATGGCGGCACTTTTACAAAAAAGTGCAATACTTAAAAAAGATATTGCCAATAAATTTTCTCCTAGAGTACCTTTAATAGGCTTTTCAGATGATGATATTAAGAATGTAGATGTAATGAAGAAACATTTTGATAAAATCAAAGAACCAATTAAGGTATATTCTACTAAAGGAGGAATTAAAAAAGAATACTAGAACTAGACCTAGTGAAGATATAGTTTTTTCAAAAACAAAGTAAAGGGAAAAATTTTCACACAGGTAGTATTTATAATAAAAGATAAAAAATTTAAAGAAATTAAAACAACATGGCTGATTTATTAATGAAAATGCCCATACCTTACGAACCGAAGCGTCAAAACCGCTTTATCCTAAGGTTTCCTTCTTCGTTAGGTATTAACGAATGGTTTGTTGAATCAACAAAACGTCCATCAATTAAAATTAATTCAACTGAGATTCAGTTTTTGAATACATCAACATTTGTTGCAGGTAGATTTAACTGGGATGAAATTCCGGTTACCTTCCGTGACCCAATTGGTCCATCTGCTGCTCAAGCTCTTATGGAGTGGGTTCGTTTACATGCCGAATCAGTAACAGGTCGTATGGGTTATGCTGCGGGATATAAAAAAGATATTGACCTTGAGATGTTAGACCCAACAGGTGTTGTTGTTGAAAAATGGATTTTGTACGGAACATTCCTAACAAATGTGGATTTTCAAACCCTTAACTATTCCCAAGATGGATTAGCTACAATTTCTTGTAGTTTAAGACCTGACCGTTGTGTTTTAATTTACTAATTTCTATTTATTTACTTTTTTAAATCAATATATTTAACCGTAGAACCAAACTCTACGGTTTTTTTATTATGGAAGATATATCACAATACGGACAAGAAAATTTCTCAATGCCACATGACGTGGTTCAATTACCTTCAAGAGGTATTTTTTATAAAAACAAAAAAAGTTCTGTCAAGGTAGGATACCTAACCGCTGCGGATGAAAACATTTTGATGGGAAGAAGTGACGATGTTACTATGCAACTTCTTAGAAATAAATTGTATGAACCCGGTATGAAACCTGAAGAGTTGTTGGAGGGTGATATTGAGGCAATTTTAATTTTCTTAAGAAATACCTCTTTTGGACCTGAAATGGAAATGTCTTTAAAAGACCCAGTAACTGGTAATGAATTCAAAACACAAGTTTTGTTGGATGAGTTAAACATCAATAAAGGTGCTGAACCTGATACTGATGGTACATTTTCGGCGACTTTACCTGTATCAGGTGTTCAAGTTAAATTAAAACCACTTACTTATGGTGATGGTTTAGAACTTAGAAAAATATTTGAATCATACCCACAAGGTAGGGTTGTTCCAAGAGTTACGATGAGATTAGTAAAAGAAATTCAAAGTATTAATGGAAACACTGATAAGGGTGAAATAACAAAATTTGTAGAGCAGATGCCAATCGCTGACTCTAAATTCATTAAAAAATTTATGAATGAAAATGAACCAAGATTGGATATGGAAAGAATTGTTATGGCCCCGTCAGGAGAAAAACTCACAGTGAATGTTGGGTTTGGGGTCGAATTTTTTCGTCCTTTCTTCTGAATATAGAAAGTCTCAAATAGACGAATTTTATTATTTAAAGACGTTACTTGGTGTTTCATACCAAGAATTTTTGATTATGCCTATCTTTATTAGGAAGTATCTTTTGAATAAATGGATTGAAGATAAATCTCAAAAATAACAAAAGAATCTATTTATTTAGAAATTCAACATGGCTACCGACAATCCGAATGATTTTAATAGTATGGGTGATGTTTTCAAGGCATATCAAGACACCTTGAACTTTAAAGATACCATAGATAAAATCTATACGGGAATTAATAATATTAATAAGTCTTTTGGAGACAGTAGATTAAGAGCTGTTGAGTTTTCAAATGCTATTAGTGATTCTGCATCAAGTTTAGTCCGTGTTGGTGCTTCTCTTGATGACATTGATTCAACAATTATATCTATCAGTGAAGGCGCTCGTAGAAATGTAATTGAAACTACAGATACAATTACTGAAATTTATGCTGCTGCACAACTTATTGGTCAACAAGCGGACCCTGCAAGACTTGTTGAAAATTTCCAAGCAGCTGGATACGAAATATCACAAGTTGGGGAGACAGTTGCAGAATCCATTGGATATGTTCAAAGTTTAGGACTTAATTCAAGAAAAATCATGCAAGACGTTGTCAATAGCATGGAATACATGAATAGGTTTAATTTTTCTGATGGTGTTGTTGGATTAACAAAAATGGCCGCACAGGCATCTATGTTACGATTTGATATGGCAACCACCGCCAAATTCGCTGATAGTGTAATGAATCCACAAGGTGCTATTGAAATGGCATCTGCGTTCCAAAGATTGGGAGTTATGGCGGGTGATTTGGTTGACCCGTTTGTGTTAATGGATAAATCAATTAACGACCCTGCAGGACTTCAAGATAGTTTAATCAATCTTACCAAGCAATTTACAATGTTTGATGAGAAGACTCAATCATTTAAAATTGCGCCGGGTGCTCAAAGACAAATTAAAGAAATTGCCGAAGCTGCGGGAATGACCGCGGCTGAATTTACAAAAACCGCACTATCCGCAGCTGACATGGACAGAAGACTTGGTCAGATTAATCTTGGAATCAATGCGACTGAAGAAGAAAAAATGTTGGTTGCCAACATGGCTAAGATGGGTACGGGAGCTTTTAAGGGCGACTATGTTGTTCAGATTAAAGACGATGAAGGTAAGGACCAAACGAAAAGGTTAAGTGACTTACAATCACAAGAATTCCAAAAATTAAGAGAAATTCAAGAAAGTGCACCAAAAACAGTTGAAGATATACAAAGGTCTCAACTTGGTGTTTTGGAAACAATACAAAGAGATTTTGCGGCATTGCCAATCCAAATTGGATATGCTATCGGTGGACAATCGGCGATTATTAGAGGTGCTGAAGCGACTAAAAGAATAGGTGATGATATAGCAAGTGCGTTATATTCTAAAGGGGTCTTAGGTAGTGGTGAAGACTCAAGAAAATTCTTTGAGGCCGTGGGTGATGATTTCCAAGACTTGTTGGTTAAAGCTGCTCAAGGAGATACAAAGGCACTTGAAGGTGTTACAAAAAGATTGGATGAGAAATCATCTCAACTTGAAAGTGGGGTTTATGCAAGATTTACAGAATTTGTATCTCAACTTGGTATTGAAAAACCTAGGGATTCTATTGAACAGTCTTATAACAATTTGACTAGTGGAATAGTTCAAAAGGCAAAACAAAGTGCTGCTAAAGAACAATCGGCAAACCAACAAAGAGATGTAAATATTAATGGTCAAGTAAGATTTGTGATTGATGCCCCTGTTGGTGTTGATACCGCCAGACTTACACAATATGTTCAAAGCCCTGAATTTAAAAATGCTTTAGTAAAAGTTCTTGGTGAAATAGATGAAAATGGTACTAAACCACTTTCATCA